AAATAATGTTTTACCCCCTTTTTACTGTGTCTACTGTGTTTTACATATAATATATTATAATAGAGAGAGTTAGAGTGCACAAAAAACGACACAGTAGCGATTTTTTACTGTGCCATCTGTGTCTAAAGAATGTTAACAAAAAATGGAGAACTGTTAACAGCCCTCCATTCTCTAATTATTTTAGCTTTACAGCTATGTCTATATCCATCTTTGTTTTGGGGTTTTTGTTCGATATGTCATGTTCTACAGCCTTAACACCCCATCTGAAAAACAAGAACTTTTTCTTCCGGACTGTGATAACTCCCGTTATTGTGTCCCTACCTTGGTAGCTTAATTCCGTGCTATCCCGTTTAACCCTCGCTTGTATTGTGCTCCATGCGTCCCGGTATTCCGCTATCAACTCCCCGGCTACCGTATCGGTACGTACAACCTCTTTTATTACGGTCTTGGTAACGGTACGGGTTGCGGATAAAGCGTCCTTCACCCGGACATTAAGCGCGTCCACCTCTTTATATAAGTCTGCATTCGTCTTCTTTAGCTCCTTGTGCGACATCTCTAAAGCTTTACGCTTCACTGCCGCATCCCCGAGCTTTGTTTTGTACTCTATCTGATCATCGTTCATCGCCTCAACGTTACGTTCTAAACGTCCTATTTCGGCTCTTTGCTTCCTTATGGTGTCTACCATCTTGGTTACCGCACCAAACAGCACCATAAGGACTGCAAAGCCTATAATTATCTTTTGTAGTTTATTCATAGCGTATCGCATTAATACGGTTCATCCATCCTTTACGGTATTTCTCGTTTTTGGGTCTCGCCTTGCAAATCTCATCGATGAACTTTGCCCTATCACCTTTAATCATTTTAAAGAGCGTAGCCGCGTCCATAGCGTTAAGGGCTGCAATGGTCTGTTTACCTACAATACCGTCCGCCTTGACACCCAAAAGACGCTGTGGGCGCTTTATACCGTGAGAACCGGAAGCCCATACCCAATCAACTAAGATATTTGCTACCGACTGGTTTTTAATCTCATCGGCTTTCCACCTATCCCAATACAAGGACTTGAAAACATCGTGCCATTCGGCATCAGATATGTTTGTTAAGTCGTCAACGGTAGGGGCTTTTTGCCCCTTCCGCTTCTTGTATTCAGTGAATGTGCCTATAGTGATACCTTTGTTCGTTGCGCCCCCGAGGTCATCGGGGTCGTTAACGAAACCGCCTTCCCACTGAAGGATGAACGGTATTAATTTACTGCTGTTCGCCATCTTCTTTCTCCTTTTCTTCTAAGGGTATGTCAAATTCGCCATCCTTAATCTTTTTCTTAAGTTGGAAATACTTGCTATTCGCTATGCTGTTTAGCACCTTCACGAATTCATTTCCCGGCTGTACTACCCTAAGGTTTCTTGTTATGTTACGCGCGTATATAATAAGGAATATACCCGTGAGCGCCTTAACTAAAAGCTGATAATCTATCCCAGGCTCCAACATATTACATGTTAGTGCTACAAAGAATAGAATTGCGTTCGTTAAAAACAACTCTTTAACCGCCTGCATAGTCTTTTTGTGCTTGTAGGGCTTTCCTTTCGCCCGGTCTGCCAAATAACCTACCAACCAGTTCAACGCGGTAACTATAACTACTAAAAATATAAAGTCCCGTATATCCGTAACTACTGTTAGAACGGTAACAGCAAAAAACGTGCGGAAATAGGTCTCAAATTGTTCTATCACTTGATTAACCCTATACGGGTATTCAATACTGTACATGACTTTATAAACCCGTCCGCCTTCATTTGGCGTATTAACGGCTCTATAAAAAGGTCAGCCTTGCCCCGTTCGGCTTCAAACCTTTTAACCTTGCTTGTATCTGGAACGACTACCGAGCCGCCGTAGGTCTGAATCTTCATACCCGTGCTCGTACTGTTTTGGTCTGCTATCTGCAAATACCGCGCAAACGCGTAGTAGCAAATAACCTTTTCAAGTCCTGCGAAGTTAGACCCGTCCGAGATATATTTCTCGGGGACAGCATCATACATGCTGCCAACCTGGGGTAATATGTCGAGTAGGTCTGCCTCGAAGAACGCCTTTTCTATCTTGTTGCCTTTAACGTCCGTCGCTATTTCAAACAACTGGCGGAACTGTGCTACCGGGTATGCTTTCGGGTTTTCCATCTTCTTCAAATTTATTATTAATTTCTGTAACTGACGGGTCAACCCCGAACACTTGGTATAACTCGCGCGAAATGCGCTGGCGTATCTTTTGCAAGCTATTGCGATAAACCTTTTGCAGCTCTTTAATAACCTCGCCCGAAGCGTTAGAATAGGTCATTAGCGAACTGTCAATAAGGGGTAACGGAATGTTATATGCCGATATAGCAATGTCTTTACGGAGCGGCTCTACATATGCCTTGTACAGCTCCCTATCTATCGGGCTGCCTAACTGGTCAACCTTGATAAAAGGTTTGTCCGTGGCTACGTTCTCGTCTCTTACTGTAAGCACTGAACCGGCGTTCTCGCTGCCCATCATATCAGCTAACGTATCTCTGAACTCCTGCTGTGCTGTCTCGGTCTCGAAATCGCCGTGCGACACGATACTACACATGTGGAAGCCCCTGCCCAAAGTACGGTTAACGTATTTACCGTTCTTGTCCTCCGCGCCCATCTCGTTTCGTACCGAGTGGAACGTACTAAGGGGATACGGGCGCGTTGTACCGAGGTTCACGTATAATAGCTGCCCTTTATGGTTCTCGATACCGCCGCACTCTTCGACCTCCGATGCAAAATTTTCCGGGTCAAAGGTAGGATATACCGTGGAATTCTGCGCGCTGCTCGTTGCCTTGACGTTCTGTCTGTCCCAATTATTGAAAACGCGCCATCTCTTTATGGTGGGGTCTTTCAAATAGTTGTCGTTCATCTCGGCGCGGACATACTCAAACGGAACGTTGTACACGTTTCGGGGCTTGTAGCCTTCGGGTGTCAAACCGTATTGTACTATCCAAGCCCAGCCCCTAAAACGTGCGACATCGTTTGCCGTAGCCTCTAAAACATCGTCCATGTTACAGCCGTTCCCGTTTGTTATTGCCGCGAAATCTTCGTTTTTGAACCCTTCGCAAATAATGTTTTCGGTCATTTTCTCAACTGCTGCCGTAGCTGTCTTGGAAGCGTATATAAGTTCTGCTATCTCCTGCGGATATAAGTTGCCGTCCCCGTAGTTAATAATCTTATCGCCCGTGTTCGCGGACAACTTAAGCGCCTTTTCGACAACAAGCGCGAAACGTCTGTAACCTATCATAATTAATTCTCCTCTTTATTGATTTCTACGAAGCATTCAGCATAAGCCGGGTTTTCAGTCATGAGGCGTTCCGCGATTGCGTCGGTCATGTTCGCGCTCTTATACACAACACCATCAACGTAATGCACGATACGCGCCCCGGGCTTCATTGCCCATCTGTAAACTACCTTAGTTAAATACTTCGTTTCATACCACAAAGATAAATATTCCATATCCATGTGACAATTCGGGTCAAGTTTTAGACCAGTCATTGCGAAATACGCGTCTAACTTCTCTTGTAATGTTGCAACCTTCGGTTCAACAACAACGGGAGCAGTGCTCTCGCCCTGCCCCGTGGTATTAGTTAATTTTTCTGCCATTTTCCTTTTGATTTATTACTTTTCTGGTGCCGGTGTAGACAACGCGTCATAATCCGCTCTACTCAAATAATGAATAGTAGTACCTACTTGCCAGTCCTCAACGCCATAGGTGTATGTTACATATGCGCTTGCGCCCGAATCGCCCGATATCTCGGTACAAACCAAGGGCGCGCCCAAACCATAAACGCGTACCGCGTCGCCGTGGTCTACCGCGATAACGAGTTCCGCGCGCGATAGGTCTCCGACAACGCCCATAGGTGCGAAGTTACTTGCTAACGCGTGATTCCCGGAAAACGTTTTGAACGTAATTGATACGTCATAGGCTCCCGGCGTAATGTCCTGCGACTTCAAACCGACTGTCACAACCAAAGAGTTGTTAATTGCGGTAACGCTATGACCTAACGATGTGGGCACCCTTGTAATGGTCGCCTCTCCCGGACCGTCGGATATTGTAAAGCTCGCAATATCCGCCGCGTTTAAAATCTTTGCCGATACGGGACTGCCCATATCTGCCCGCGCTGGTGCTCCGCACGGCATAGCCAAGCTTCTCGATATTTTTCCTATACATGCCATATTATTTTTCCTTTCTTTTTTAGTTAATTACTATTATACCGATGCCGCATAAAGGGCGTCGTAGTCTTCCACTGACATAGCTACGGGGTCTTCCCCGATAACGTTTTCGGGCGTTTCCAAAGTGACCGTAGTAAAGTTGCCGTTTTCGTGCGAGTTGTTATCCATCGCCGTAGCGGATAGCCCGTAATACAGTCCGTAGATGCGCGGAGACATCCCATCGACGGGGTACGCGATAATCACAAACGAACCGTTAGTAAAAGACTGCATAACTCGCCGCCATACATCGTCTACCGTATCGGTGTATATAATCGACGCAGAATGCGCGATTGCATTGGGTGCGCCGTCGTTAACTTTTAGCGCGGTAGACAAAACAAGTGTCCGCTTAATCGTGTCTATTTTGTAGGCTTTCGCCCCGGCTGCCAAAGTGAACCCCGACACGGTAAAGGAAGCGCTGTCTACTGAAAAACTCGCTATATCTGCCTTATTAATAATCAACGCGCTAACTAAACCCGTCGCGCCAGTGTCGCAATTATGTGAAATTGCCCTTGCTAATTTTGAAATACATGCCATAACTAAACTGATTTAGAAATTATTGTGTCTACTGCCGCCTTAAGGGGCGTTATAAATGGGCTACCTGCTGCGCCCTCGGGGGTGGATAGTGTTAGCGTAACCATACCGGCGTTAGCGTTAGAATCAAAATCAGCCGCCGAACATTCGAGTGGTACAACAGAACCTAAAATTGCCGCGTTGCCGCTGTTGTATATAACAAGCACACGGAATCCCCCCGTAGTTATTGTGTCCACAAAGTCTATATTGCTCGCACTTATAGGAATTTTGAAAGTAACCGAAACATCCATAGAAGCTGAGGCACCCAATGACTTTAACGAACCGGTAGCTTGGATGTTTTGCTTGTACCCTTCTACAAGGTACGACTTCGCTCCGGAAGCGAACACAACACCCGAAACACGCCGGGGATTATTAACAAATCTACATGTAGTGTCCTCCGCGTGCATCAGATAGATGTTTTTCACACCCACCGACGGGATAGTACACCCTACGGTGATATTTCCAGCCAGTTTATTTAAACAACTTCTTGCCATATTATTTGTAATAAAAAAGGGGCTGGGTTAATATCCCAACCCCTTTAATTAGTAAATGATTTTATTTATGCTCTTGCAGTTAACCACAATTGCATCTTCTCGGGCGCTACCAACATAGCATCAGCCGCGAACAAAGTCTGTGAGTAATAATTGCGGCTCTTGGCGTCCTGGATGAAAGGAGCGATAACCGTACCGGCGCTTTCCAGTGCAATCTGAATGTTGTCTTTCGGAGTGAACGCGATAAACGCGGTGTCCAAGCCGTCAACCGTTGCAGCATTAGAAACGTGTCTCAATTCGTTAATCTTGTAACCCTCGAAGTAATACACCGGGCGTCCGTCAACGATGTCGGACTGTGCTACACTGTTATCACGTGTCTGCAACAAGTTCTTGTACAAGCGCATAACGTTAGACGTAACGAAGAATTCCGAGTTATCCAGTGTATCGGGGCGCTGTGCGTCAATAGCACCACGCAATGCAGCGAGAACGCCGTCAGTGGTGAGAACCAATACTTTTTCAGTCATTGCGCTGTTCTTGTACTGCTTGATGATACCGCCGTTAGTGAAGATACCGTAACCAGTTGCTTCTGCCTCTACGTTACCGTCCAACCAAGCCAAACGAAGCAAGTCAGCTTCCAATACCTTCAATACCTCGGACTGAATAAAACCAGCCAATTCGGTTTCAGAGAAGTTGTCATCAAGGTTAATACCCTTTGCAACCATCTTACCCCACAAGCTTTGCAAGCAAATCTCAATAGGCAATTCGATAGGTGCGTGTTGGTAATACTTAACCTTGTCAGCTACGCTATTATAAAAGTATTCACCGTTACATCCTGCTGATTTACGCAATGCCTTGTCGGCTGCTGTAAGGGAAACAACGGGTGTACCATTAGGGATACCGTTCATAACTGTAATGCCTTGTGAGATTTCACCAGCCAGTCCGACGGTCAAAGAAATAACCTCGTTTAATGCGTTGAGGTTTAATTTGTTAAGGTCTGTAAATGTAAAAGCCATAATCTTTTGTTTTTAGTTATTTGTTGTAAAATTTTTTAGCTGCTTCCGATACAGCCTCTTTAGACAATTTTGTTTCTTTCTTCTTCGGCATGTTAACGGGAGGTACGCCGGGTTTCGCGGTCGCTCTGTTAAATTGAGCCGTCATAGCTTCCAGTGATGCGGTAAGTGCAGTAACTGAAGCTTCCAAAGCTGCCATGCGGTTTGCAAACTCTTCGGGTACATCTGCGGTAACCTGGGTTTCAACTTCAACCTCTTCCTCTTTTTCCTCTTCTTCTGCCTTAGGTTCTACGCTTTCAATAACGCCGTTTGCAATGGTGATAACCAATACACCGTCATCTACAGCAACCTCTACAGACCCGTCCGGGTGAGTGTTGCCCTCGCTATCGTACACCTTGTCGCCGATAGCCGCCATTTCGCCTTCTGCTTCAATAGTGATACTTGCACCGTCTACAGTTTCTACCGTCTCAGTTGCAAAGCTCGACTTCTTGAATAGAGAAGCGAAAGAACTAAAAAATTTGTTCATCTTCTTTTCGTTTTGATTATTAAATAAACTTGTGGTGGCTGCTGGAAGACCTACCAAATCGCATGAGTATAACTCAAAAAATTCGGTAACGTCCAGCACATCACCGTTTAATGTCTGATTGTTTATGCCCACCACCGAAACGCCCAGCATATCGGGTTCGTTCTTTATCATCTCGGAGATGAATTTTGCCTCCGATGGGTATGCGGCTTGTAAGGCTTCGGATAATTCCAAATCGGCATAAGCTACACCGTCCTCGAAGACGAAGTTAGTGAATTTTCCCAAATACCCGTCCAGCATATCCGCACCGTTATGGGTGCGCCTGCAATGGATAGGCTTAAGGTTGCCGAGCGTTACAACGCTTTGAACTGCGGTCTCCGTAATGACTAACGGAAATTCCTTGCCTTCGTATGCCCCAAAATTGGTAGTAACCCCGGCTTGAATAATTCTAAGTTTTCTAAATTTCATATAATTTGTCTTTGTTGTAACACGTGCAAAGATAGGCAGTATATAGTAAACTGCCATCTCTGTACGAGTTAATGGTTTAAAATGTTGCCAGCCCCTGGACTACCGAAACGTCGTTCTGTCCTCTGTTGATATCCTGCACCGATACAACCGGGTTAGGCATGCTCATAACTGCGTCAATCACGACCCCGGCGAGCTGGTTAATGCTTTCACTCGATAACCTCATGCTCTCCGCTTGCTTGACTACTCGGTTAGCTTCGGAAAGTCCGGCAACCATACCGCCATCGGCAAACTTGTAAAGCCCCGACGTACCGAACGAATTGCCGCCATGCGCTTCGTTGAGTGCAGACAGCGCGTTAATCTCGGCGCTCGCTGTCTTCTTCATGATATAAACGTTCTCACCGCCTTCAGCCTCGAACACTTGCCCATTATCGCCCCGGAACGTCACGCCTCCTTGTGCATGGGAACGCCCGTATATCTGACCACCCCTTGCATACTTCTTGACCGATGTGTTAATTTTCGTATCGGGGTCTTTCTGCTTCGCAATCGTAGCGACTTGTTTCATACCGAAAGCAATCACGATAGCGGCTTGTGCAATACCGAAAATACCACCACTTGCCAGCGCTTTTGTTGCGCCTAAGTAAGTATTTATTGTCGCTTGAACAACCGCAAATGCCTTACCTATAGCACTTTGCTCTCCTAACAGTGTTGACATTTGTCCTGCAAGTCCTGCCGTCATTGTCAGTTCTGCATTAACGCGTGCCCTCGTGTTCTGCTCCTTCGCCTTCTCGTATTTGGACTGTATCAACGCGGTGTCCGCGCCTATCTTCTCGGCGGCGGCAATCTCCTGCGCGTACTCTGCATCTAACTGTATTTGTCTCGCATCAAACTGCGACGTGGCATATGCCATTTTCAAGTCCAGCAAGTTCTTCGCGTCCATCGCTTTTCGTTCTTTCGCTAACTCGTCTTGCTCTTTTTGACGCTGCGCCTCCAATTGCTGTACGCCTAAATTAAATTCGGCTTCCTTGTTGGCATATTCCTGCTTCGATATGAGACCCTGCTCGAGCCTGTACTTTTCAAGCTTTAGACTTTCCTCTACGTATGCCTTTTCGTTTTCTATCTTCGTTCCTATGGTATCGTTTTCCAGTTCCTTAGCTTTCATCGAAAGGTCAAGAGCCGTTAACGCTGTTTCCATTTGCTTGATTGTAGCTTCCTGTAAAGCGCGCTTTTGGTTCTCCGCTTCCTTCGCTGCCTTTATTGCGGCTTGTGCCTTTGCTGCCTCGGCTGCCTTGTAGGCTGCTGCGTTGGCTGCTATCTGCGTCTTTACAATACCGCTTGCTTGGTTCTCCAACTCCTTACGCTGCCCGATATAGTCGGCTTGGCGTGCCTGTAGGTCTGCAAGTGCTTGCATCTCGGCGCGTCTGTCTTCCTTGCTGGTATAACTAAGTTCGTTTTGCGCCTTGATTTGATTGTACTTCTGCTGTAGCACGTCTATCTCGGCTTTCTCCATCTGCTTGGAAATCGCGATAGCCTTTTGGGCTGCCGCGTTTCGTTCCTCTGCGGTCTTTAGCTGGTCTCCTACAATGGTACGTTGCGCTTCCAGTTCTCTGCGCATCGCCGACAGCGTTACAAGGTTGTTTGTTTCCGCCTCGTATATCGCTAACTCTTGCTTGGTGAGTGCTTTGGCTGCGTTCGCTGCCTTCGTGGTCTCCTCGGTGATGAGACCGATAGACGAAAGCAAGTTAACAACCTTCTCCGTTATCCATTCAAAAGCCTTTGCCACACCCCCGAGAAGCTCTGTAACGCCGTCCAGTATGCGCGAGAAGATAACTTCAAACGGAGCGAATGCCGCCTTTAGGTTTGCTGCCATCTCACTATTGCGTTTCATCAGTTTTTCAACCGTTGACACGAGAACAAGGATAACCGACACAACCGCCAATATCGGGTTGGCTTTCAACGTAGCGTTAAACACCTTTAGGATGTTCACGCCCCCGGATAGGGATGTAGCCATAGCCGCTGTAGCCCCGGAAAGTCCTTGTGTGCTGCTCATGGCTTCTTGGATGCTTTCCGCATAGTTACCTACGTTCCTGCGGTTATCGCCTACAGCCTTTTCCATGTCCTTAAGCTTGTCGCTTATTTCCTTTGTTTCGGTGACAAGCTTTTGCCCCTCCTCGGAGTTGTTGCGCGTCGCTGCACTCATCGAGTTTAGCTCCTTAGTGTTCTTTGCGAGCTGCGCACGAAGCGCGTCTACGCTATCCTCTTGGCTGTTTAAGAGTGTCGTGTTCGTCTTTATCTCGCGGTTGTTATCGGAGATTGAGGCGTTGACATCTAACAACTGCTTTTTCAATTCGATTTGCGCTTTCGCCGCATCGCCTACTGCTTTTTTATACTCGTCTTGACCGAGCGTCCCAGCCTTGTACGCCTTGCCTGCCTCGTCCAACTGCTTCTTCTCGTCCTTAAGCGCTGCCATTAGCTGGCTCTTTGTTTCTGCCAGTTCGACGGACTTTGCTATAAGAGCGTCCAACCCGTCAAGGGCTGATGACGTATCAAACGAAAGGTCTAATAGAGTGACTTTTTCTGTTGCCATAATCCAAATTATTAATTTTTAACTGCAATTAACGTAACGTTTGCATTTCCTGTTGATGGGTCCCAATTGCTTATCGTTCGGAGGTAAAACCAGTAGTTAAGCTCACCTACGAAATAAAGCGCGTCGGACTTCATTTTCTGTATATCAAAATACGATAGGTTCATTTTAGCCGTCACCTGCCACCCGGGGGAGAAGCGGTAGTAATGCCCTGCTATCGTAGAGCGGTAACCGCTCGCACGGTTGAAATAGTTATCGGGCACGTATGACCCGGCTAACCTAATCATAGAGGCGTACGGTCTTTGCGCACCTGGGTTTACCGGGAATGCGCTCTCGCCTACTGTCTCCTGCGTAGATATAGCTCCACCGTAACCGCCTACCGTCTGTTTAAGCGAACCCACCTGCACCGCGTATGTTCTTGCAGCGCCGGCGGCTTCTGCAACCTTAATACTCGATGTGTCTATTTTCCCGGTCAAGTCTACACGATACGTAGAACTCGTAGACGGGTTGATAAACGGTTTGAGCGTCAACGCAAACGGGTTGGACTTAAACTCGTACGTCCAGCAAAACGCTTTGCAGAATGCCTGCACAATACCGAAAGGCGTATCGATACCCATTGTTTCCACCAAGTCCCAGGCATACTCCGGGGCTGTAACCGAATCAATTTTGAATGATATAAAATAGGCTTCCGTATTCGGTACGGTGGTAATCGGTGTGCCCGAATACACCCCCGATGAGGCGGATGTCGTAAAGCCGAAGTTCAAATCGCGTGAAGACCTCGGGGTAACCAAGCATGATGTACTACCAGGGCTTACCGGGTAATATGGGTGGTTGCCGTCGGGTCTTACCGCGCCGCGCTTAAATGGCAAAGCAAATGTGCCGCCGTTGCTTCTAAGGTAAACGGTAGATGGCGCGGAAGGCGGAAGGACTATAAACGAATCGTCCGTAAACTTTAAATTGAACTCGGAGCCGGTCATGTATGTAAAACACGTGGCAACCTCGTTGTTTTCCGCTATCATGTAGTTAGCCGAATACACAGAGCCGTCCAACCCATCATGCGCGCCTTTAAAAACTAACTGGCTTTCAGCGTCCTTGTAATCACCCGCCTTTTTTGTGACTCGGTCTGCAATATAGGACATAAGCACGGGCGTTGACCCGTTCGCCGCATATATCGTAGGTATGGTAACGTCGTTCGGGTACGCGTAATTAAGGCTATCTATATACGTCGAAAACTGATATGCCGGTGTTTCGAGTTTAGGTATTGCAACCACCGGGGCACGTAACGACGAAAGCTTCGATATGTTTTCTATCAGTTCAAGGCTATATCCGTCCTCGTCTGCCGTTACACGTACACGGAACAAACCGCTGCCGAACGGGATATTGAAGCCTCCGAAATACAATTCTGCACGGTACGGGGATGTCCTTGCGAACGCCCCCGGGAAACGCTCGGAACGGAACACCCGGTCATTTACTTCTGACCGGGGTATGTTGATTGTCCCGGAGTAACTGACCGTTTGCTCCGTGAATTTCAAAGGGTCGGGGTTGTTGATTGTCAGTTTCACCGAGTTAGCGGTTACACCGTCTACCACTTCACCATCAATTCGTATTGTTAAATCCATATTGTTAAGGTTCTATAATTTCAAATTTGCATTTAAACGCCGCTACTCGTCCTGTCGCGCCGCCTTGTATGTTCAGCGCGTTAGGGTTCTGTATCGTAACGCGTGCCCACTGGTTGGTAGCCAAAGGGAATACCCCGGCAACCTCGCCCGAACGTGAAAGCCAGTACAACGCGTTTTGATTATCGTCCGTTACTACTACATTTATCGTAACGTCGTAGGACAACACGCGGTTGCCGCCCGAGAAGTTAACCAAGTAAGTAGGCACAATACGGTATTGGTCGAAATACATCGTATCATACGCCCCTTTGCTGTTAAGCCATCGAAGCGTTACCCTTTTATTTGGGTCGGGGCAATACGGGTATTTACGTTCAAAACGTGCCCACCCCCAGGTAGACGCGTCGTTTGCGGTTCTGAACTCTCTATTGGGCAGATTTGCTCCATCTAATCGGTCGGTGTTTGCCCACCGGGAGGATGTACCAGTACCGTTGACCCTAACCCGTAGTCTACCGTCCGAATTCGCTGCAAACTGCCCGTATCGCAAGGCAAAGTTAAACGGCGCACCCGTCAACGGGCTGTTAAGGAACGAACCACAGCTAAAGTCCAATTGGTTAAATAGCCCGTTACCGTAGTCGGATAGGTTGCGCGTGCTTGGGACAGTAGCATACCGGGCGTCCGCTGCGGGCGAGTGTATAACTCGGAGACCGATAGACTTCTGCGTGCCCTCGGTGTATAATATCTGAACGTTATCCACAAAATCGGTAAACCCTAAGCCCGCGTTAATGCTCTCCGTTATGCTCGGCGTGGCTGCTGCCATCATCGACATATCCAAAACCGCGCCCTCGTATGGGGTAACGGTAGCAGTTGCCTTCTGTGCTCCGTTGCGTGAAAAGATAAGTGCTATACTCGTAACCGAGCCTACCTGCTCCAAACGTATAGGGCGGTAGATGCCTGCACCGATGCCGCCGATAGTCAACGACTCTGCCGCCGTGGCGGTAACGTTATCTAATAGGTTTCTTATTCTCATTGCTTTTTAGTTAAAATGGTTAATATTTCCGCCCTTACTATCCGGGACACCTCTACTGTGATACGCTGCACCATCTCGGGGGTTAGTATCTTACTTGCTACGCCGCCCTCGTTGTGCTCGTTGGGTACTTTAATACCGTCGCGCTTGATAACGTATGCTATCGCGTATGCCGCTTCTTCGGGTATGTCCGTACCGGCGTTCGCGTTCTTGTCTTTAATCCACTGCTTGATGGCAGAAACGGGTGGGAAGCTACCAGCCGCCCTCCCGTCTTCCATCTGATAGATGTACGCCGGGCTTTCTATCTTCACGCCGCCTGCATATTCTATCACTTCTGTTTCTCTATCGAAGCGACCCGAAGCGTTAAGCCTCATGCGATAGTAGTTAGCTACTATCTCGTCGCGTATCTGCCTAACTAATTGGGTAACTTCCTTGTTCATAGTTAAATGTATTTAAACCAACTGTAATGTTTCCTCGTCTTCGGGTAGTCTACATCGTGCTCGTTGCCGTATGCCTCCTTCTCAAAGCTCATACGGTCGTATGGCTTGTCGTTCGGGTCGCACGGCTTCTTCTCGAAGCTCCAACCGAAAAAGCGAATGATGTATTCAATACCATACCACAAGTAAAACGGCACGTACAGCATCTCGCGCATCTGCATCGTGTGGATGTGTTCGTGTCTTAACGTCTTTTCACTAATTACCGCGTTACCACGTACGAAGAGAATGCCGAATAGGTTAATAGCTTTGAAGCCTTTAACCGGGATAATGTTGTTTCTGATGATTTTCATGTTCTTTTGTTTTAAACAGTGCACAAAAGTACGAAGTAAACCATCAGAAAACAAACTGTATCAAGTTCACGCCCCGTACTTGTAAGCGTCAAACGTTGCTTCCCAACCCGATTTTATGGTGTCGTACTGGTTCTGCACTTTGGCGATACGGAGCGAGCCAATCTCGTAGCCGCATATGAAGCTCTTAAGCATTTCATGCAACAGTAGGTCTGTGCGTATCAGCGTCGCTATCTCTACGGCATCGTCTCGCATATAAGCCGATGTACCCATGCAGCGGATGACTACCGTGTAGGCGCTGCTGTTAGGTACGTTGGTGTCCGTATAGCTTCCAGTCGTTACGTCAAGCGTAAAAAAGTCCTCGCTCAATTCGTTGGCTGCTACGTTCTGTACTGCGGTATCTCCGAATATCAGCGTTTTGCCCAAGGCTGTAGCCCGGGCGTTCGCTGTGTTAATTATTGTTTCAAAAGTCATAACTATCTGTTTTTCATTTGTTGTTTCTTCATTTCTCGCTTCTCCTTCTCTATCTCGTCGTTACGTTTGGCGATAGCCAGCATAGCGTCCGAATAGTTGATTTGCTTCGCGTCCTCAAAGCTACAGTGGAAAAGCTCGGCTGTAATCTGCACAAGTCCGAGTAGGTTCTTTGCTTGTTTAATCGTCTCGTCACCCGTCAACGCGCTTTCGCCCGTCTGCTTCATGTTCTGGAACACGATTTGTTCGAGACCGTCCGCGATTTCCATCTGTGACACTATGAACTTATCAAGCTTCGCGGCATCGAGAATCGTCTCGGCTTCGTAGTTGTCATCAGTCCACGCCTTGATACGCTCGTTTGCGTCCTCCGCACGGCGCGTTTCAAGCATAGACCATAGAGTTATACCCTCAACGTCCCTAAGTCTGTACACGGCTTTCCCATTGCGCGTAGCGACTTGTGAGGGGCGGCAATACTTAATCATATCCTTTAGCAACTTCTCCTCGTCCTTGGTTATTCGGACAGTTCCGTTTGCCGGTAGGTTAGCAACTCTTAATAAAACCTTTCGGTTGTTAATCGCTGTTATGCGATAAATCCATTTCAATATAAACTTTTTCATTATTTAGGTCTGTATTTACGTATCAAAAAGTCCACACCGTAACGGAGCGCATCGAGTGCGTGGTTCCACGCGTCTATCGCCTCGTTGGTGTATGTGTCCGATACTTCGTCCTTAATCCATTTGTAGTTATCCAGCTCATCAAGTAGCTTAACGGAGCGCTTTGTTACGTGCAACTTGAATTGCTTCACCTGTGCAATGCCTGCCGCTACGGAGCCGCGCCCCTTAACGCACGGTATCGCCTTGATACGCTTTTGCTGTAGCTCGACGATACTCTTTTGCTCCGCACTGTCGCACACCGTTATCACGCGGTTAAGCGCGTTGGCGTTCAAGTAGTCCGCTATATGGCTATTTAGCAAACCTTGTTCATAACAAAGCAAGTCTACGTATAAGTCCCAACCTTCCATGCGTATGTCGACAATCGCGGTGGGGTCATTAACGAAACCGAAGTCAAGCCCCAGGCACCGCCCCGTAAACGTCTCGGGCATATCGTCAATAACTTCATATTCGGGGTAAACGTTACCCTCTACGCCGCCCGTCAAGCCCTCACCATACACGCGCCACCAGTTAGCATCGCCCTTGTTCTTCTCGATGGCTGCCACTTGTTCGGGGGTCAAGTACGGGTTATCCTTGTACGTCGAATGTATCGTAACGTATCGGTCACCTACGAACTCGGTTTCGCCCCAAAACTTCCGTACGGGGTTGTAGTCGATGATGACCTTTTTACGTGTACGGATGTCAAGCTGCCTAAAGATTTCCCGGGGTATGCCTTGCGCCTCGTTTACGAATAGGATATCACGTGCCGGACCGTGCACCTTGCCGGCGTTATCACATGAGAAGAACTCTACTATCGTGCCGTTCGGGTATTCGTATGTACTTTCCGTTTTATTAAATCGTTTCTCGTCCCAATACCCCTCGGCAGCCACCATGGCTTTGAAGTCTCGGAGCATACCGCGCTTAACCATTGGGAACGTAGCCGCTACGCACGAGATAACGAGCGGTTGGGGGTTGTTCAATGCAAGTATGTGCAGCATCTGTAGGGTTGCCCATGTCTTGCCGCTACGTGTACCGCCTTTAGAGGCTACGCCGCGTATCTTCGGGTCCACGAAAGCCGCCAGTATCTTTTCAAAAGTAAATGTAACGTTCATGCTCTAAATTCCCCCTAACTTCTGTAGGTTCTTAACCGCGTCCTCTGAAAGCACGTTAACCTGCATAGCCTTCGTGCCTGCTTCCTTGCCGTTGCTTGTAACGTCTTTAAGGTCTCGTAGTCCTCTTAGCTTCGCCATGTAGTTAGCATCAACCACACCGGCAAGCGCGCTCTCGTCCATATCGGTTGCGATGAGTTCGGCGATAAGGGCGTACCCCGTCAATAAGTTAGCCGCGTCTTCGTTCCCATCGTCCGCCAGCTTCTCGAGCCGTGCGCCGTTCTTCTTGAACGCTTGCATAGTCCACCCGATGAAAAGGCAGAAGCCCCCGAGCGATGGCGCGCGCTTCTTCTCTATGGGTATCTTTTGCCCTGCCGCGTTCCCGCCCTTTAGGACTTCAAACGTGATGAACGGGTTCCGCTCGCAAAAGTTCATGTACTCGGCTACGTAATCTACGCACTCCTCGACGGTAGTCAACGTGGCGCCTTTGCAACCGCGCGTCTGCACGACCTCATAAAGTTCCTTGCACTTCTTCAAATCTGTTTTAGGTGCCGGGGCTTTGCCCGTCGCTTGTCCCTTGGTAATTGCCGCTTTTGTATCCGGGGCGGCTTCCTTCTTTGCTCTTCCTGCCATAGTTTGTTTGTTATATAAATAAGGTATCGCGCGTGTGTGCTCGCAGTCTCTTAAAGAGATGCACGAGTAGTAGACCAGTATTCGGACCATCCAGGTATCGGGACGGTTCGGGCTAATCGGACTATTCACGTCGCTTTCAATCCTGGCACAAAGGTAGGCAACAAATCGCACCAGACCAACCTACGGGCAGTTAGCCCTTTTTTACAAATAAAGTTTACAAATGAATTATGTTTACACGGTAAAAACGCGAACGCGCTAACTACCTATCACAAAGAGCATTATCCGGCACGACACAGACACACACCTGTTTTCGTAAACTTTAATATAGGATATAGTATATTTTATACCCCTCAAAATACACTATTCTCCAAAATAATGTTTTACCCCCTTTTTACTGTGTCTACTGTGTTTTACATATAATATATTATAATAGAGAGAGTTAGAGTGACCAGAAAACGACACAGTAGCGATTTTTTACTGTGCCGGTGGGCTTAAAATATGTTAATTTCTGAGCCTCTTTTTTCTGAATATAAACAAAAGCCCAAATCTGACATTTTGTAATCAGATTTGGGCTAATCGCTATCATTTGGTTTGCCTATAGGCTTTCGTAGAGGGTGCTATCATACTGCTAACTCCTATAGGCGAACCGCTTTCATTATGTCAATTTCCACCCGAGCGAAGACCGATGCCAATACCACGTCTGGACCGTTCCATTCTTGAACGTTGATACCCTTTTTATCCTCCCTTCCGGGTCTATCCCGTAGGTTCTCGATATGTCCTGCTCGTTTCTTTTCTCCTCGGCTAACCGGGCTTCGTCTCTGATGAGATATTGCCTTTTATTGATAGGCTGTTTATAGGTGAAATCCTGGGCTGCTACATACTTTGCCAGCTTATCAACCCACCCGTTGCAAAGTTCCGCTTCCACATAACCGCGCCCGTACTTGTCTTTTGTTACCCCAGCGGTATACCCGTACCTTCGTATGAACTCCCATATGATGAACACATGGCAGTTGAGGCATACCGCCATATCCATAAAACTAACTTTCCTCATGTACGATGTTTTTAAGTTTTATATACCTGTAATACGCCCCGGCGCGCGGCTTCTTCATGAATACATCGCCACTGCTTACGCTCCTTAAGTCTTCGGGCGGAATGCCCCACGCACCCACCTCGTATGCCACACTCTCATGCACTTCGGCTATAATCACGTCTTTTAGGCTCGTGTAGCCCACTATCCTAATACCGATAAGGTATTCCACTTCGTCAACCCTTGCGGCTGTCCTATCGCCCCATTTAAGCCTATAGGGAAGCTTTGGTTCTTTAGTCATATAATTCTTCTTTAAATGCCAATTTATAATATTTTCCTTTCTCCAATAAATACACTCCACGTAGCTCTGCCTCCGGGACAGTCCACGCACGCGCTTTGGCTGCGTCCTCGGGGTGTATTTCAATCAAATACAGCGCTCTATTATCAAGTCGGTGTGCCTTACCCACAAGATGCGCCCGGCAAAACTCGGTGCCATGTTCCGGCTTATACCCGATATTGAAATACTTGGGCTTCCTACCGCGTGCAGTTTTCAACGCTAAAAATACGTCTAAACCCGTAAAGAGTGCCGCGGCTACCCCTATGTATATTACCACTTCTAACAATACCATTTTTGCTTCTTCCATTACTCGTCATACCCTCCATCTATATATCGGGCTGCAAACTTGGCTACGAGCCACAAACCAGTTACCAAACCGGCACCTATCGCTATCCCAAATAAACACATTAATGCTTCCATACTTTTTCCTCCCATATTTTTGATGATACATTTTCTAAACCGTCTCCCATGCTTACCAGCTTCATGCCTCCGTTCTTACCACGGATATAGGCGGCTTGTACATTGCCGCGCTCGTCCGTAGAGAATTGGATGCCCTGCACGCCTTCGTGCTCCTTGATAAGCTCGCCTATCGTCTTATGCTTCGGGGCTTCCTCTTCTGCCGGCGCGTCTGGCTCCACAAGCGTTCCGGCGTTGCGGTATTCATAGGACATAAACTCGTCCTCGGACACTCCTATGTCGGTAAGGCTCCAGGTCTGCCAGCTGTCCCCGTGGTCAACGCCCAGTATAACGCCAAGCATGTCGTTCCAACCAACTACTACACCGGCATACTCACCGTTCTTGTTGAATACTGCACGCCCTGCGTACAGCATTGCAAAATCTTTGTTTCTAATCATAATATTCTAATCTATTAAATCGTTATACCGGCATACCAATAACTTTCGCACTTTTTAAATACCACGTCGGAAGGCTCCAGCGCCGACCAGCCCCCAAACGGCAAGGCTTCTACTATCAGCAAGGGTTCGCCTGTCAATTCATTGCGGCTATACCCCACTACTTCCAATTCCGTACCATAGAAGTTAACCAACCGCCCTATGTACTTTTCCATAGGGTGGGCTTCTCTTTTTTCAAACTTTTCCATAATCTTCTGTTTTTAAATCGTTGATACAAATATAACGCTTTTCCCGTTATGTTGGTTCTTTCGTTAACATCATTTAAGTATTAAACTATCCTTCAGTGATAGCCCGTACTCTAATTGCTGTAGCTTGAAATTACGTTGTATACTGTCCGCTGCGTTCTGTACTACGGTGCAGCCTACCAATAGGAGTAGGACCGCGATAACTGCTATTAACTTTTTCATTTCTTACTGTAAAATTCCATAAGTTCTTTAATACTCTGCATAAGCCCGTCTTGCGTCTGCTTCTTGCCTTCCAGGGCTTTTATTATCTTCTCGTCTACCGTTCCAGTGGTTAGGATGTGATGAACGGTTACGGGGTACGTTTGCCCTTGGCGATACAACCGGGCGTTGAACTGCATGTATAGTTCCAGGCTCCATGTGTTACCAAACCATATGAGTGTATGCCCACCCTTCTGAAGATTGATACCATGTCCGCTACTCGCCGGGTGCGTTACAAGCACTTTAATCTCACCGGCGTTCCACTCGACTATCTGCTCTGGCTTTTCCAGTTTGACGGGCTTATAAGCCTTTAGTTTCTTCATTATACGGTCAAGGTCGTGCTTATAAGAGTATGCAACCAATACGGGCGAACCGTTTGCAGCCTCCACAAGCTCCTCAAGCTTCTCCAGCTTCTCGTCGTGCAACTCGATAACCTTTCGGTCGGCGTCATATATCGCGCCGTTTGCGAATTGCTGTAGCTTATTGGATAACGCTGCTGCACTTGCTGCGCTTATAGGCTCGTCCGAGTTGATAAGCTCTAATACTTGTTCCTTCTCGAACTCCTTATACTGTGCCAGCACTTTCGGGGACAACTCCACACGGTCGTATATGTTGATGCGGTCCGGCATCTTCAAATAATCCTCGGCGGTCATCGAAATTGTTATATCACTTATAAGGTCGCTTATTTGCTTCTCTGTCCCCTCCTGCGGGCTTTTCAGTGTATAACTGTACACTATATCACCGTTCCGCTTGTCGGGTCTGAAAAACCTATCTCTGTACGCTGTGATTGATTTACCGAGCCTTTGCCCTTGGTCTATCAAATACATTTGCGCGAATAGGTCTATCAGTCCGTTGGGCGATGGTGTACCCGTCAAGCCTACTACCCGGGGAATAAACTTCCGCACCTTTCTAAGGGCTTTAAAACGCTTAGAGGCGTGGTTCTTAAAACTGCTCAATTCGTCGATAACTACCATATCATAGGGAAGCTTGATACCTCCGTACTCCATTACGAGCCAAACAATGTTATCGCGGCTAATCGCGTATATGTCCGCCTGCTTCTCATAGGCTTCCCGGCGCTGCTTAACCGTACCGTCAATAATGGATATTGTCAAGTCCTTAAGGTGCGCCCATGCTTTAATCTCGTCGCGCCATGTAACTTGCGTCACCTTCTTCGGGGCAATTACCAGGCAATTAGATATAATGCAATTGTCCAAAAGGTCTTTGATGGCTGTTAAGGTTGTTACTGTCTTGCCAAGACCCATATCGAGGAACAACGCGCAAAACTCGTTGTCGATAATATGCTGCACCCCCTTTACTTGGTATTCATGTAATTGCTTTCTTTCTAACATATTCTGCCCTCCCTTTTCCGTGGTTATCATTAAACTTAAATTTTAAATTGGCTTCCGCCCGTGCGGCGGCGGCTTCTTCTAACGTATCGTAGCACCCTAAACAGTGTACTTGGCGGTTCACCTTAATTTGGGCTCTATACTTTTGCAATCTCTTACAAAAGTAGACCCCGGTAACGCCCGTAGTGCTTTTGCTGCTTACCGACTGATTTTTCCTATTCTCTGACCTTGTAACGAAACGAAGATTGCACAATCTGTTATCGTCCCGCACGTGGTTGATGTGGTCTATCTCGGCGTTCTCCGGGATGCGCCCAAAGCAAAGCATCATTATAATGCGGTGTTCCAGGTAAACATTTCCTTTGATACCCACCTGCCTATACCCGGCTTTAGCTCCTCTATAAGAGCCTGCAACATATTTATGCCGGATAGTGTTACGGTCTCTAATTCTCCAATACAGTACGCCCGAGTCCCGGTCGTATGTAAATAGCCTCGCTACTTCTTCGTATCTAAGTTCTAACATAACATTGCTTTAATTATTGATAACTGTGAGCTGAACTCGTGAAGGGCTGCCGGCGTTACGTGCCCCAATACTCTGTCGTAATCGGCAGCGCACTTGATGCGCTGACCGTTGATTACTATTTCGACGTATCCTGCGATACATTTTAACTTTAAATCTATATAGTTTACCATAGCTTTATTACTTCATTAATTTAGTTTTGTAAAATACACAAATGCTTTTGAAATCCTGCTCATCCGATACGTATCCCAGCGTTTTACGCGATAGGAAATTAACGTCTACAATAATACCGTGTTGCAACTGCTTTAGTATTTCCTCGGTATTACCGAACTTTTCATCACGCACATAAAGCGCGCCGGACTTGATACCAAAGTACATACCCAAACGGTATTCGATTTCTTCTTTTAAACTTCTCTTTTTCATGATTTCTGTTTTTTAATTTGATACTACAAAGATAACCCTTTTCCTGGTACGTTGTTTATTTCCTTAACATTTCTTAAGAAAAAACTTATCGCAGCGTCCCTGCTTTCCAAATCATCGATAACAAATACTTTGAAGCCTAAAGCCTCTAACTTGCTATGTATCAGCAATTGTATCTTGGTTGGTTTCTTACCCGTGGTCTTTATCTCGGCGAAGCCTACATACCCACCCTGGCAAAGTATCATTCTATCCGGCAAACCTTTTATAAATGTGGATAATAGTTTTATTACCCACACCTTTTTTGTTCGGTTAAGCTTTTCAGAGAATGTACGCTCTAAATCTTTTTCACTTATTATATCCTTCATTCCTCAATTTATTTTCAAACACCACCGTCTCGGCGAATTCCCCAGCCTCGTGGTCTACTGTAGTTGTATAGAGGTGCCCGTTATAATAGCCCCTATACTTTAAAACCTCTCCGTTATGTACTATTTCGTCTCCGATACCGTACGCGTATTCCTGGTTGCTTATCATAACGTGAATTGAATTGCTTTGTTTTCTAACTTGTAATTGCTTGTATATTCGGGGTATGTACCATCCGCACCCTTTGCCGACATATTACGATAGGAAAACTTATCCCCCTTCATACCGAAGTAGCGGAGCAAACGACCCTCAGACGTTACGATATAATCGTGCTTCTCGTAGTTCTTACCTTCGTACCCTATCTTTAGCGAGCTTCTGTGCTCGTCATAAAAGAGGTTATTCCTTAGCTTGACCGTCCGGGGCGGTAGGTGCGTCTCGTGTACGTAGCCCCAAAGCTTGTGCGTCGAAAGGTCTGCATACAAGTGGCAACCATCGGCATCGACACCCAAATACATGTAGGGTACGTTACCTGCCATGAACACCGAGTAGCCTATGTACTTACCGTTCCACTCCTCACCCTCAATATAGAACATTGCAGGCTTTAATGTCTCGTCCAGGCAAAATACCGTCGTATCATCGCTTTCCTCGTCCTCTACGGGCTTTTCTGCCTCGGCTGGTGCAACTACCTTGGTTTCCTTTAAAACTTCCTTAGATAGCTCCGCAATGCGATATTTGCATATGTGGATAATCTTTTCATAATCGAGCGTCCGCGCCTCGCCTTCCTTGCTGCGTAGCACGCGCTTCACTATATCCGCGTCCCAGGGGTTAAGGTTATACTCTTTCCAAATTTGCCACGGCTGGATAGCGTGCTTTGAATAATCGGACTTGCCTACGTTGTAACTCAGTACATTTTCACTTGTTGACATAACACAATATTATTTTATTTGTTTGAAACTCATTTTTATAAAACTCCCGTGCTTCCTTCACGGTTGGGAATACCCCATCTCCGGGGGTGGGATAATAGGAGGTACGCTCCCCTTCGTTTACTGCGATAACTTTTATGATAGTAACCATTTTAATTTAATTGTTCTCTAAGTTAATACATTCTATTAGTTCTTGCATGCTCGTTTCTGTGAGTTGGCGCGTGTAGGTCTGTCCCAGCATACCGATGAATGGCTTGCCATCTACGTACATAATACGCGATACGTGTTCAACGTTGATATACTCTACTTGCAATTCACCCTTAACTACGAACGTCAGTTCGATAAAGTTTCCACTTTTCATGATCTTTTCTTTTTAAATTTGTATATAATAAAAACACTTCTTTATTTTTCCAACACTTCGACCATTTTCCTAAGCTCTCCGCGACTAACCGCAATACTGAAAAGCTCCGTTAACTGCTCTGTGATTATCCAGGAGCCAGTAAGTTTTTGGAAATACGCTTCGTTGTTGCTCGGGTTGTTTAGGTTGACCGTCTCGCCCTTACCGGGCTTGTATTCCGCAAGGCTTGCAAGCGTTACCGCCGCTTCCTCGGGTGTACCTAAATAGACTTTCATAATATACCCTACGGACTCGCGCGTTTGCGCCTCGATGGTTATTTCCCCGTTAGTATCAACCAATTTGCAAACGCCCATACGGAAGGACTTCAATACGTCCGGCTTACCTTGCGATGTGATTTGGCTAAACATTGATACACTTGTAAGAATTAACACTGCTAATACTACTAACTTTTTCATAATCTTTTGTTTTTAAATTGTTATATGATATAAACGTTTGCGGCTCTGAAAAGGTTCGCCGCTTTTCCTTTTTATTTTTAAAAAACTATTCGGTGTTTGAATCCCATTCACTTTTCAAACTTTCCCTTTCGGGTATCGTGCTCTTAGTTTTGGTAAGGAGCAACCTCTTAGTTTTTGTTTGTTGCAAGGTTTCTAAAGATTCAAGCTTTATAGCTTCATTTAATCGGATAC